ACAGCTACCTGAAGTCCTATGATATTCTGAAAATTCCTTTTTTGTTCTAGGATTATATCAGTGATATCACATTCGATAGTGATTTGTAAATTGATACCATAATTGGTTGTATAAGTGTATAAATTCCCTGAAACATCCCATAACACAACAGGACCTTCAGTGGATTCATCAGCAGTTTTAAAAGGATGGATTTCTAAGTACTTACTCCAAATCCTCCATCCTGATGCTTCACTTGCATCACATGATGAACAGGGTTTTGCACTCCAGTCTTTGCTTTTACTAATGGCCTGGACTCCTTCTTGAAGTTCTCCCTGTCTATAAGCTAAATACCAACTCCCTCCAGCATCATTGTCATTACTTAAATAAGGTAGATACCAATCCTCAAGAGAAAACCATTCCATTCCTGAATCCTTTGTTCGGATTAATTCCAGGGATTTAATTGGATTGAGCATACTCGAGTGCATAAGATACACGGTCAAAGACCCCGTTCCTGTGAACTGTAGACCGATCTTTTCTAATTTCAATGTTATCCCATTGGAACGAATAGGAACAAGAGCAAACCCCACCAAATTAGCCCCTGTAGGGATTAAATCCGTGATTCGGCCTGTACCATTGAAAAGGGTTTTATTCTCCAGGATATTCTTGGCCGTTTTCTCTGTCATTTTATCATCCCAAAAAGAACGGATAGCTTTTAATATGCTCCCTTGGGTTTTTTGTTCCAGCCATTCAGAGAATGCATCGAACCTTTCCCATTCATCTGGATTGGTCTCAGGGGTTGAATCCAAGTTTGCTAATTTGGCCCTGTAGTTTTTAGTTGCTAATGTAACTCTATCCCCTATACGGTATTGGGTTGAAGCCAACCAAGTGGGATAAATAACATTTGCAAAATCTGGAGCAATTGACTTCACATTTTCCAGGGTTAATAAGGGGTGAAGTTCTTGAAAATATTGCCCCGTATCACTTTGAGTAAGGCTATCCGCAATAGTGAATTCTGAGACATCGTGGTTTTGCCTCCATCCCCAAAGATGAAGCAACCCCGTTTTTAAATCTATTGGTCTGTACATCGCTTTTTGCTTTTAATTAAAAAAGGGGAAGGGCATTGTCGCCTTTCCCCTTTTAAGTTTGTTGAATCAGAGATTTATCTTACTCGACTGCCACAATCCCATTTGCCTTTAAAGCATCCGGGATGGAATTCACTGCTGTAGCAATTGATGCTCCAGCTGCATCATCAGCAATCTCTGCTATAAGAGGTTGTTCTGTGATAACTGCTCCAGCAGCGGCCGAAGCCACGGACTCAATATAGTTATCCACCAGTTCTTTTAGAACCGGTCCGGGAACTGCAACAGCTCCTTGTTGGCTACAACTCTCATTTACGAGGGTCTGTAATTGTGATTTTGTCAGTGACATAATTTTAAATCTTTAAGGCGTTAAAATTAAGGTGTTACTTCCAAAGTGTTCACAGGATTTTCAGTCGTATTAGCGATTGTAACCTGAGAATAGTCAGTAGCAGCTTCAGAAAGGATTGCAAACTCCATAATCGGGTTAGCGATATTAGCTGCATCGCTGTTGTAAGTGGTTATGAAAGCCACATCAACTGCGAATCCGTAGTGTTCTTTTCTTGCTCTGGTGAGGTCAGCAGTAGCAGCACCTGCGATTGCGTTGAAATCCCCTTTTGATTCGTAGAAATAAGTTCCTACAGGGAAGTTTAACATCGGCAGTGTATCGATACTCCATTCAGTACCATCAGCCATTTTAGTTCCCAAAAGGGATTCCCTTTCGAAACGGGTGAGGATACCTACAGAACCCCCTTGAACAGCATAAAAGTTTGCAAATTCACCAACCCCATTTGCAATGCGAGTAGAGAAGTGCAAAATTTTGTCTGAATACTGCAAAGTTTTATTCTCTGCATTGTAAAGGTCCTTTTCAGCCAATTTCCGGATGATACTTTCAACCCCTGCGTTTCCCAATACATGGATTTCTCCAAAATGGTCGTTAGCAGCTAACATTGGGGTTACATCCCCAATTACGTTTTCACGTAATTTCCAAGGAGATTGAACAACATTACCGGATTGAGTGTACTGAAGTAAGTCCCCAAAGACCTGAGTCTTTGCAGCAGCTAAGGCAGCTACTCCGGCAGAATCCAAAGTTTCTCCGAATTTGAACAGGTACTTATTGAACTTGCGGTCAAAATCCTGTTGCATAGATACCTCATTGTTCATGAACATTGCTGGAACGATTGTGAATCCCCAAGCATAAGTAGCAAAAGTGATTGTCACCATTTGAGAGGTGTTTTCACTGTCCGCGATTGTTACTGAACGGGTGTTCCCAATTGTTACACCTCCGTCATAATCAATGACAGGGGTTTGCAAAGTGTTCCCAATAGATTTTTCGGCCTTCATCTTGAGTTCCTCAGTCAGAATGCCAGCAGGGTCTTCCGATTGCTGCATGAACAAATTTAATGCTCCGTAACGGCCTGGGCGCAATTCATTTTTGTCCAGGTTGCTTTTGGCCCTGATGTTTTGAATACGAGTGTTAATTAATGACATCTCTTAAAATTTTAAATTATTACTATTCTATGAATTACGTGTTACCCTTGCACGTTATTTATTTTCAGCTAAATTACTACTTTTTTACGAATAATGAGAATACCCATTGAATTATTTTAGTATCGGCCACCCCATTAGCTGCTAAGGATGCTCCGAAGCCCCATAAAAGTGCTGAGTCCCATTCAATTCCCTGTAAGAACCCCAATTGGAACCCCCAACCAAACATGGTGAGTACAATCCCCACAACCCAAGATAAGGTCTGGATTAAGGCATCCGGAGTAGTCGAATTCGCCCCTAATATTCTCTTAAGGAATTCCGTTACTATGGGAATAACACCCACGAGAGCAGCAAATGTAGCAAAAGCTTCTGCATAATTTTCCAGAGGGACGGGGATTTCTCCAACCCCCTGAGCGAATAAAGTTACTGAGGAAATTAACATAAATGCTAAAACCCAAAGATGTTTAATGGAATTTTTCATGTGTTTTTACTTTTAATTATTAATTTATCGGATTGGGAGTTTTGACACTCCATTTTCATTCCTTAATTTAGTTTGCTTTTCAGCAAAGGAAGCAGAACCTCTGGTCTCCCCTGTTTGCATAAGATACTTTACGATAATTTCATCCGCTTCAACTTGGGTTTTTGCCCCTGCAATATCGATAGTGCTTATCGTATCCACACCCCCTTTTCCAGGATCTCCGGTTCCTGTACCAGGTTTCTTTTGACCTGCATCCAAAACCTCCCTGAGGGATTCATTGATGAGTTCCTGAGCAGTATAAGGATTCAATCCATTAGATTTATTCCTTACAATATCCCCTTTAGAATCCCTGAAGACCATTGTCTTTTGTCCATCAGCTTCAACCCAATCAGCTTTGTATTGACTAAGGATTGAATCCTTAGTGGATTTCAAAAGAGTTTTCTGTACTGTTTCAGGATAACCGGCCTTAAATTTAAGACCCTCGATAGCTTTTTCAAACTGAGTATCTACCTGGATTTGAGTAATTTGGGTTGAAAATCCCTCCTTCTCTTTGGTCCATGCTTGCTTATCAGTATCATATTGAGTTTGCAATTGGTCCATTTTACCTTGTGCATCCTTCAGTTGTTGACGAATTACTTCATCCCCTTTTCCTTCTGCAATTTGTTTCTTCAACCCTGAAATCTCAGTTTCGTATTCTGTGATTTTGGTTTGGGATTCTGCAGCCTCCCCAACTTTGGTTTTGAAATCCCCAAGGACTCTTTTGACGTAGTCATAAGATTTTTCACCCTGTTGTTTCTCAATCCCGGATACGGTTTTGATGTCCTCGTCATACTCCCCATGGAGTTCCCCAATCTTGGTGTTTATTACTGTATTTTCGTCATTCACTGATAGGGTTGCAATTGCTGCAACCTGAACATCTGACAACGTGGCTAACGATTCGTTCGCCTTTAAAACTTCTGGTGTAAGTGCCATAATTTTTACCCTTCGAATTATGTTAATAATTTATTTTGATTACGCATTGTATGCTTCTGGATTCCACATGATTTCGACTGTATAGCCTAAACCTTTGTTGTTCTTTTCGAAATGTTTCCAGTCAGCAACAGTGAACTTCTGGATGAAAGCCTTTGATAACTTTTTCCCATCCTGAGGATTGAAAGCAGGTTTATCCATTTTCACATGGAAGATACCACGCTCTTTTGGTTCTGGTAGATAACTACCTGTTTGAGCGGATTTAATACGGGCAGACATTTTGTCCTCTGCCGATTTCTTTTTGGCTATGGCTGCATCAGATGCTTCCTTCTTGGCCAACTGCTCCGGGGTCATTTGGACTTCCGGGGATTTGTTTTCCGGGGCTTTCGCTTCCGGGGTCTTTTTGTTCTCCGACATACTCTTTTAGTTTTTCTGTGATTATTTTAATTTTCTTATCGAAATCTAATTGAGAACCAAATTCTATGATATTGGTATTCTCCCTTTCGAACCTGTCGACAAATGTATTAAAATTAATTTTAATTTTAAGTAAAATTTCATTTAATAGTTGCTTCTCTGATAGCTTCATAAGCTCATCGAATGTGAAATTGCGATATGGTTCGAGTTGTTTCAGAATCAACATCCTCTGCATTTGAGTAGGGTTGTTCCTGTGTTCTGTAGTGATAATTTGTTCATTGATAGAATCCAGTTCGGCCTCACTAGCCCCGTTCTCCTTGGCTTGTTTGTATTGGCCATATAAATCATCAACCGAATAAATATAGAACTCCGTGCCCATAGATATGGTACTGTTGAGGAAAAAATCCCCATACCTTAATCTACAAACCGTATCATCAACCCATTTACGGGCAGACTCTAAATTCCCTTTAAGATTATTCAGTACACTAACTTTACTTTCAAAATTAGCTTCTACCTGGAGTTCGTTTATACTTTGCTTATTTGTTACATCCCCACCCAATCCAACAACTGAAGTGAAGACCTCAGTCTTAAGACGATTTACTTCCTCAACGTTGTAATCCAGGGAAGCCTTATCAATAGTGGTAATCTGGACGGGGTTTCTTAAATCCGGGTCATTTGCATTAAGAGGAACCGGAACCTCAATAAAGGAACCAACACCAGCTAAACGCTTGGTAGCACAAATTGGGCACTGTTCAACAACTCCATCCCTGAGGACTTTATATTGTTGATTCGAGTCCCTGAGATAACCCCCGTCGCAATAGTCCCCTGTTTCATTATTCTCAAAATCACAATCAGCTTCGTATGCACTATATATAGGATAAGGTGCATATAAATCTAAATGCCTTTTACTGATTGAAAAGAATAACAACCAATCCAAGTTTGCTACTTGGGATGATAGAGGGGATTTCTTAATCTCGGGTTGTTGTTGGTTTAATTCTGTGGACCAAAAGAATCTTGCAGGGCAATAACCCAATCCATGTTCACGTTCAATTGGTTCTCCTGTGATTTTATCATCCTTATCCAATTGGAATACCCTGTAATAGACATCATCGAATACGGCTACTTTATTGCCTGGTTGTTTAAATATCAAATAGTCTATCCTTCCCTTACTGAATCCATAATCGATTATATTCTCGATACCAAGGAAATAAAAATAAGGCTCAGGGAATTCTGACAATTGATCTTCTGGAAGGTCAACCACAAGGATTGAATTGATAGCAGTCTTAACAGAATCCCATCCCTTTTTCCTCCAGATAACAGGTTCATGAAGTACTTCCTGTCGATACCATTCCCAATCATCCCTCAAAGTGAATTCCGTAAACTGGTAGTTGTTTGTAGGATTCTTTCCATCAAACACCCGTTCCAATTCATTAAAAATCGTATTGGATAGTTGAACAATCGGGGTTGGGAATTGGAATAAGTTAACAAAGATTCTGTACTTATCCTTCGGGATTAAGGTCTTAACCCAATCCAGGAAGACCGTCAAAGGCT